GAATATTTTTTGGTAAGCGTCAAACATGCGCGTTCTGGTTGTGCTTAGCCGGAACCTGTGCGAGCACGATGCCGTTACGTGAAAGGCATCGTGCTATGAAGGGAGATTCTATCGATGTGGTCAATGGAAGACGGTGACCAGGGATAGGGCTTACGCGTAAAAAATAAGCCCGTGTAAGGGAGATTTAGGGTGTCACCAGTAGGGGCTTTCAACGGTACAATGCGGGTTTGAGCGGCATAAATTACCACTGAAAGCCCTTAAACGTTACTCTACTGTGGACACTGTGTGGACACTCTCGGCCTCAGTACCACCTCTTAGCGGATTAAGAGAAATGGCGTCCTGAAGGTACTCTGGCGCAAAATGAGCGTAAACCATAGTTTGCTCAATCCGCGTGTGACCTAGTATCCGTTGTAGCGTGATAATACTTCCTCCATTAATCATGAAATGAGTGGCAAAGCTGTGCCTTAGTGCATGTGTGGCTTGCCCCATTGGCAAATCCGGTTTTATTGCTTTCATTGTTCGTCTGAAGCGAGGGTAATCAGCATCAGGGAATAAAAAACCTCGTTTGTTATCCGCGATCATTTTGGCAACAGCCTCTGAGATCGGGACGGTGCGTGGTTTGTTTGTTTTCGTTTTAACAAACGTGACGCGGTTATGGATGATATTTTCTGCTTTCAAACGAGCTGCTTCTCCCCAACGTGCTCCAGTACTCAGGCAAAGAATCGCAATCTTTTTGTTGTCGCCGTCAAGAGCAGCAAGCAGTAAGGCAATTTCTTCCTGCGTGAGATAGCCTGTGTCTGGTTTTTCCTCCTTAAGCCTTTTTGTCCCTCTGATAGGGTGCTCACCAAAGAATAACTCCGCTTCAATCAGGGCTGTAAACATGCCGCTAATACATGTTAAATCACGATTGATACTCGAAGGTTTAATACCCTGACTTCTTCGGGTGGCGCAGTACTGGCTGATAAGCGATTTCGTAATTTGAAATGCGCATGGGTCATTCGTTATTTTTGTGAAGATTTCAATTTTTCCAAGATTAGATTTCCCATGCTCTTCGTGTTTACCCTTTAAATCCCACCAGATCTGTGTCAGCTCCGACAGACGTCGCTTGTCTGTTGGTTTTGATAGCCATTCTTTATTGTGGTGGTTGTACAACGTGTATTTCTCGAAAGCGACAGCTTCGCTTTTCTTATCAAACTTCCTACGGATGCGTTTTCCATTACGTCCAGTAGGGCGGATGTCCACTTCATATCGACCATCATCGAGCTTTTTGATTGCCATCAGAAAACCCTCCGAGTGGTGTGTTTTTTTGCGACTACTAATCGCTTTTTTCGTGGTGGCTGAAATTTAGCCACCAATAGTAGGCACTTGTGATGAATATATTCACGATGAATTGTTAACCAGTCTTTTGACCGGAGTGGGGCGACGTTGTTTCGTTGTGCCCAAAGTGTGCGAGAGCGGGCGCAATTTGCCCGGACTCAGGAGCGATCTGATTGGTCATGAACCATAAAGTGTATTTGGTGAATTGTGGGGTCTGCAGGATGTTCATCATGACATCTGTTGGAGGTGTTGAACGACCACTTTCATAGTAACTCAGCGTGCCATACGGAACCCCTGTTAAATCAGCAAGTTGTTGTCTGCTCAAATACTCTGATTTTCGCATTAAGACTATCTTCTCGCTTATCGTGTTTGACATGGTGTTTAGATCTCAATAGTATTTAGTTTAGATGTAGATTGTTTAGTGCTTGGATGTGGGCACTAAAAGGCATTATAAGACATTAAACGCAATTCATGAGGGCTAGAGGACGACATGAGCAAGCAAGTAACACTCATGACTGATGCGATTCCTTATCAGGAGTTCGCAAAACTAATAGGAAAATCGACAGGAGCGGTTCGTCGGATGATCGATAAAGGAAAGCTGCCTGTAATTGATATGACCGATCCACAATCAGCTTCAGGTCGTGCAGGTGAATATTGGGTATACCTTCCGGCATGGAATAACGGACTAAAACTGGCTTATGAAAGCCGACCTAAAGAGATTCGTGACGGCTGGTTGATGTGGTTAGGTCTCGGTGAACCACGTTAAGGAGAACCGTATGAATGAGCCTCGTTGTATTGCTCAGTTACTGCGTAACGAAAGCCCCAGGGCGATTGACTTCACCATCACCCACGGTAAGGGGCGTAAGGGAATCATTATCCGCACCAAAAAACAGAGTCCGTTAAAAAAGGCTCTGACCTTTCTGAAAAGCCGGAGGGTATGGAAATGACAGTGATGACGCTCAATCTCGTTGAAAAACAGCCAGCAGCTATGCGCCGGATAATTGGTAAGCATCTTGCCGTTCCTCGCTGGCAGGATACATGTGATTATTATAATCAGATGATGGAGCGCGAACGGCTAACAGTTTGCTTTCATGCGCAGTTAAAACAGCGTCACGCAACGATGCGTTTTGAAGAAATGAACGACGTCGAACGTGAACGACTGGTATGTGCAATTGATGAATTGCGTGGGGCATTCTCAAAACGTCGTCAGGTCGGTGCAAGTGAGTATGCATATATTAGTTTTTTAACAGTCAGTCAGCGTCGTACTTTATTTATGCATGCCGGATTGACTGAAAAAGAATTTAACCAGCCATACTGGCGAATTAATGAAGAGTCATGTTACTGGCGTGATGCTTTATTCCGTGCATTACGTGAATTATTCAGCCTGTTTGAGTATGCACCGACAATTCTGACATCGGTAAAACCAGAGCAATATCTGCATTAAGTAATTAACCAGAGTTTTTAACGCACTTAATTGTGCGGGGCTTCTTTTTGCCTGGAGAAAGTCATGCATACAGTTTCTGAAAATCAGTGCGGTAAATACGCATTACTGCTGCAACAGGCCAGAACCGAAGCACAGGCCGATGCAGCGACGCGCTTTTCTTCTCATCTTGACGCCATGATTCGCCACATCACAAAGGCGGAGTTATCCCGCGTGGAGATAGTCGAGCTGCTCAGTCAGGAGTCGGAAAAATTTCACAACATCGGATTGTCTCGCGGGGAGGTGCTTTGATGTCCTGTTCTCGTTCAGTTGTTTTACTGAACAATGCCTTAAAAATCGCCGTTATGAAAAATGGCGATTTGTCTCTTATTCAACTTGGTCTTGATAAAGAAAAACGCGAAATAACTGAATCTGTTATCGCGATTTATCAGAGTGAATTAAACCTCCTGTCTGATGTGGTCAATTTACTTGTTAAACGCGCTGTATTTCACAAGCAAATTTCCTCCGTGGATGAACTGACGAAATTAACGACAGAAATCGCCAGCTATTGCGCTGATGAATTTAAAAAACTGAACGACAAAAGGAACTGGTAATGCCGGACAACGTAGATTTTATTCAGGAACAACAGGCTGAATTACTGGAGCGCCAGATTAACGCGGCAAGGGTAAAACATTGCGGTGCTTCTGCGCTGGTTTGCGAAGAGTGTGACGCGCCAATACCTGCTGCCCGTCGTGCGGCTTATCCGTCAGCCACGCGTTGTGTTTCCTGTCAGGCAGTCTTTGAAGCAAAAAACAAACATTACCGGAGAACGGCATGAGTATTCGTATTGAAATTGGCGAACGTTATGTCGTTACCAGTGACAGCTTTCAGTTTATTCTCCACGAGAAAAAGAGAGCGGAAAGCGGTAAAAACGCCGGTCAGGAATGGCTGGCGGTGGTTGGTTATTACCCGAAATTAAGCCAGCTCGTTTCCGGCCTGATGCATCACGATATTCTGACCGGAAGCGCAAAATCTTTTGCCGATTTAAACGTGCAGGTTGAGCAACTCAGCAGGCGTTGTTCAGAGGCTTTTGGCTCATATGGACGTTAAAGCCTCCGGGCGTTTTGTCCCTCCGTCAGCATTTGCCGCAGACACCGGTAAGACGTTTACCGGTGCTTATGCATGGAACGCGCCACGCGAGGCTGTCGGGCGCGAAAGACCCCTTACACGTGACGAGATGCGTCAGGTGCAAGGTGTTTTATCCACGATAAATCGCCTGCCTTATTTTTTGCGCTCGCTGTTTACTTCACGCTATGACTACATCCGGCGCAATAAAAGCCCGGTGCACGGGTTTTATTTCCTCACATCCACTTTTCAGCGTCGTTTATGGCCGCGTATTGAGCGTGTGAATCAGCGCCATGAAATGAACACCGACGCGTCGTTGCTGTTTTTGGCAGAGCGTGACCACTATGCACGCCTGCCGGGAATGAATGACAAGGAGCTGAAAAAGTTTGCCGCCCGTATCTCATCGCAGCTTTTCATGATGTATGAGGAACTCTGCGATGCCTGGGTGGATGCGCATGGCGAAAAAGAATCGCTGTTTACGGATGAGGCGCAGGCTCACCTGTATGGTCATGTTGCTGGCGCTGCACGTGCTTTCAATATTTCCCCTCTCTACTGGAAAAAATACCGTAAAGGGCAGATGACCACGAGGCAGGCATATTCTGCCATTGCCCGTCTGTTTAACGATGAGTGGTGGACTCATCAGCTTAAAGGCCAGCGTATGCGCTGGCATGAAGCGTTACTGATAGCTGTCGGGGAGGTCAATAAAGACCGTTCTCCTTATGCCAGTAAACACGCCATTCGTGATGTGCGTGCGCGCCGCCAGGCAAATCTGGAATTTCTTAAATCGTGTGACCTTGAAAACAGGGAAACCGGCGAACGCATCGACCTTATCAGTAAGGTGATGGGCAGTATTTCTAATCCAGAAATTCGCCGGATGGAGCTGATGAACACCATCGCCGGAATTGAGCGTTACGCCGCCGCAGAGGGTGATGTGGGGATGTTTATCACGCTGACCGCGCCGTCAAAGTATCACCCGACACGTCAGGTCGGAAAAGGCGAAAGTAAAACCGTCCAGCTTAATCACGGCTGGAACCATGAGGCATTTAATCCAAAGGATGCGCAGCGTTATCTCTGCCGTATCTGGAGCCTGATGCGCACGGCATTCAAGGATAATGATTTACAGGCCTACGGTTTGCGTGTCGTTGAGCCACACCACGACGGAACGCCGCACTGGCATATGATGCTTTTTTGTAATCCACGCCAGCGTAACCAGATTATTGAAATCATGCGTCGCTATGCGCTCAAAGAGGATGGCGACGAAAGAGGAGCCGCGCGAAACCGTTTTCAGGCAAAACACCTTAACCGGGGCGGTGCTGCGGGGTATATCGCGAAATACATCTCAAAAAACATCGATGGCTATGCACTGGATGGTCAGCTCGATAACGATACCGGCAGACCGCTGAAAGACACTGCTGCGGCTGTTACCGCATGGGCGTCAACGTGGCGCATCCCACAATTTAAAACGGTTGGTCTGCCGACAATGGGGGCTTACCGTGAACTACGCAAATTGCCTCGCGGCGTCAGCATTGCTGATGAGTTTGACGAGCGCGTCGAGGCTGCACGCGCCGCCGCAGACAGTGGTGATTTTGCGTTATATATCAGCGCGCAGGGTGGGGCAAATGTCCCGCGCGATTGTCAGACTGTCAGGGTCGCCCGTAGTCCGTCGGATGAAGTTAACGAGTACGAGGAAGAAGTCGAGAGAGTGGTCGGCATTTACGCGCCGCATCTCGGCGCGCGTCATATTCATATCACCAGAACGACGGACTGGCGCATTGTGCCGAAAGTTCCGGTCGTTGAGCCTTTGACTTTAAAAAGCGGCATCGCCGCGCCTCGGAGTCCTGTCAATAACTGTGGAAAGCTCACCGGTGGTGATACTTCGTTACCGGCTCCCACACCTTCTGAACACGCCGCAGCAGTGCTTAATCTGGTTGATGACGGTGTTATCGAATGGAGTGACCCGGAGGTTGTGAGGGCGCTCAGAGGTGCATTAAAATGCGGACTGAGAACACCAAATCGTCAGCAAAGAAACGGAAGTCCGTTAAAACCGCATGAAATAGCGCCATCAGCCAGGCTGACCAGGTCGGAGCGATTGCAAATTACCCGTATTCGCGTTGATCTTGCTCAGAACGGTATCAGACCTCAGCGATGGGAGCTTGAGTCGCTGGCGCGTGGGGCAACCGTAAATTATGACGGGAAAAAATTCACGTATCCGGTCGCTGATGAGTGGCCGGGATATTCAACTATAACAGAGTGGAATCAATTTGATGACGGGTAATCGAATGGAATGATCCGGCGGTCGTGAGGGCGCTCAGAGGTGCATTAAAACACGGTCTGAGAATACCAAATCGTCAGCAAAGAAACGGAAGTCCGTTAAAACCGCTTGCATTTGTGCCATCGCGAGGCTGATCAAATCAGGTTTGTGATAAATTACTAGTATTTATATAGACCTCGCTCAGTATGGCATCACACAGAAGTAATGTAAGCGTGGGGGGCGTGGTGTACCATTGATATACGACGGTCGAAAATTTACATAGCCGATTTCCTGTGATTGGTTTTCGTTATGCACTCTTTTCTGAAGAGATTAACTACTGATAGACTCAGGTTGGATGTCAGAATCGCTATAGATTTCTTGCTATATATGTATTTTTCAATGAAAATGATCTCTGATTTAAACTGTAGTAAGGTGATTGGTATGGATGGTTTATGGGAAAAAATATCGTCATATAATATATTTAATAATCTTTTTCCAGGTGCTCTTTTTATTTATCTTCTTGAGAGAATGACGAATATCGTTTTATCTGGCGATGATTTAATAAAAAATGTTGTCCTCTATTATTTTGTTGGCTTAGTCATTGGCCGGATTGGTTCTATCGTATTGGAACCTTTTTTAAAACTATCGCGTTTGATTAAGTTTGCTCCTTATAAAGATTATGTGTCAGCATGTGGTGTGGATGGAAAAATTGAAACTTTGCAAGAGATTGCGAATATGTATAGGACGATATTTTCAATGTCAATTATTCTTTTGGCGACATTGTGCGTTGTAGGACGGTTTACTGGCGAGACATATGGCTTATCTAAAATAACGTTGGCGGTTTTTGCTATTTTGTTTGTTGTCTCATATATTAAACAAATAAGATACATAATATATAGAGTAAATGCTGTTAATAATAAGCTGCCGTAAGGCAGCTTTTGAATTATTCTTCGGTTCTATAGTTACTAATGTATGATCGTGGAGTGGCTGTTTTCCATCCTGCCCTTTCAGGAGCATTATAAAAATGGTACTTACCAAGCCCCTCGGTGGCGATAACTTTCGCTCCTCGTCGAGTAAAGGCATTAATTACAGCTTGATGGGGATGTTTATCTGAACCTGGGGCACATGATACAAATGCGGTTATCTCCCTTTTTTCGCCTTCATTTACAATGTTACCAACAAGTTTATCGAGAACATCAGGGCCTACATTTCTCCGGCTACCATGATGAGGTACTTGAATGAATCTTAATGATTCTTTATTAATGTATTGGGAGGCTTGATCTAAGGCTGTTATACCAGCATCGCCAGTGAACACTAACGTTCTTCCATCAATCTCAAGTTTCAAAATGACACTTGAGTTATTTTGTGCCGAGGTGGTATCTTCATTATCAATACCTTCATCAGTAAACCATTCAGCAACGTAATCAATAAATTTCTTCGTTTTTTCAACTACAGACTCAAAGACTGCTTTTAGTACTTCAAATCCAGCTGTATCCTCAGCTTTTTTGGGCATTCTTGCGAAATCAGGTATTAGAGTCTCATAGTAAGATTGGGTTGGCCCGATAACAACCAGAGTAGCATTATCCCAAGTCATTCCTTGAAAAGGCTCTTTTATTTCAATTCCTTTTTTTTCCGCTAATTTGACAGCGTCATAAGCTTTTTGTAAGTTTTCTTTCATTCGATTTGCAATACTGGCATCAGTTATCCTGCCATCTGCAAACTCACTTGCGAGACCTTGATTATGTTCCCAAGGCTTATGAATCCAAAACTCTTTTACTTCTGCATTTTCTAGAACAGATGTAAGTCCACCGACGTGGTCACCATCGGGGTGTGTGGAGATAAGCAAGTCAATAGTTTTTGTGCGGTAGTATTTTTCAATATGCTCAATGACTTGTTCTCCGGTGCTGGCATATCCTGCATCAATAACGACAACTTTTTGTTCATCTCTTGAACCATGTAGGTTTCCCCATCTGATGCAGATCGCATCGCCGCTTTTTTTTTCGCCAACAGCTAGAAAATCAATTTCGTAACCCATTCCATATCCTTATTAAACTGTGAATTAACATGAATCCAAGATGTTAAATCATATGGATAATAACGCAACTTTTCCGCAGTAAACACTGTGAGCGGATTTAATCTCGTCAGAACTAAAAGCAAGTAGTGTGACGAGGGACAATGAGTCTCTTTGGGGCGTTGGCTATGACACTGACGCAACCAGATTAACGCCATGAGTCAGCAGATTTGTAATCACACCGGCAATGACCCCAGGAGTCCCATCTTTCACCGCACTGATCACTTTATCCCCCATCGTTTCATTTCCACCAAGCACCTCGGGTTTTTTGTTAAGAACTGTGAGCGCTTTTTCAGTAAGTCGAACATCGTAAAAATACGACTGATGGTCTGTGTTGTACTGAATGTACCCGTTTTCACAGAGAAAATTGAATGTACCTTCAACCACACTACGCAACTGATTTAACGCTTTCATTTCTGGTGAGTTAAGTTGGTCAAAGTAGTCATCAGGTAGCGCGGCGTTAAATTTGTCGTAGTTAATCACCTGTGGTACGGGAAAATTTTCCCATAGTACTGCAAAGATTTCCGCCGTTTGTTGGTTAAATAAATCGAGATTTTTCGACATGCAAAATTCCATTTCTTTTGATAATGAGTGGGTTAAACGCTGGACGAGGCAGATTACCACTCTGGCACAAAACAATGATCTTAGTTCACGCGAAGTTGACATATATACCGATAAGCTGGTTGCGCAGGCAACTAGCGTAGAACTCGCTCAGGTCATCAAGATGCTATTGAATTATATTCGAATGAACAAATAAAATGATCTGTATCAATCTGTTAGGTGTCGTTTGTAAAAATGTGTGGACACGATTGTTCTGCTAATTGTTGTCAACATGTGCGTCAACAGTGAGATTGGTGCATTGCGCGGCCAGTGACAACTTTAAAAATTGGCCAAAACCGGCACTATGAATGCCGGTTTTTTTGTGTTTTTTTCTGCGATACTCCTATTTTTAGCAGTGCATGCAATATGTGCGTGGTTTTGCATGTGCCTAAGTTGCATGTTCTGGCTGTGCACCGTCAGGACGGACGCCCCTCAAAAGTGGTAATGCACCTGCATTAAAACCGACCTATGAAGCGGGCGGGCGAGGCGGGGAAAGCACTGCGCGCTGACGGTGGTGCTGATTGTATTTTTTTAGCGTCTCAGCGCGTCGTGACGGCGCTTAGTCTGCCCGTTGAGGCGTTGTGTGTCTGCGGGGTGTTTTGTGCGGTGGTGAGCGTGTGAGGGCGTGATGACGGGATGTAAAAAAGCCGCCCGCAGGCGGCGATGTTCAGCCGTTGTCAGTGTCCAGTGAGTAGTTTTTAAAGCGGATGACCTCCTGACCGAGCCAGCCGTTTATCTCGCGGATCCTGTCCTGTAGCGGGATAAGCTCATTGCGGACAAAGACCTTTGCCACTTTCTCAATATCACCCAGCGACCCGACGTTCTCCGGCTTGCCGCCCATCAACTGAAAGGGGATGCGGTGCGCGTCCAGCAGGTCTGCGGCGCTGGCTTTTTTGATATTAAAAAAATCGTCCTTCGTCGCCACTTCACTGAGGGGGATAATTTTAATGCCGTCGGCTTTCCCCTGCGGGGCATAGAGAAACAGATTTTTAAAGTTATTGCGGCCTTTCGACTTAACCATGTTTTCGCGAAGCATTTCGATATCGTTGCGATCCTGCACGGCATCGGTGACGTACATGATGTATCCGGCATGTGCGCCATTTTCGTAATACTTGCGGCGGAACAGCGTGGCCGACTCATTCAGCCAGGCAGAGTTAAGGGCGCTGAGATATTCCGGCAGGCCGTACAGCTCCTGATTAATATCCGGCTCCAGCAGGTGAAACACGGAGCCGGGCGTGAAGGCTGTCGGCTCGTTGAAGGACGGCACCCACCAGTAAACATCCTCCTCCACGCCACGGCGGGTATATTTTGCCGGTGAGGTTTCCAGTCTGATGACCTTACCGGTGGTGCTGTAACGCTTTTCCAGAAACGCATTACCGAACACCAGAAAATCCAGCACAAAGCGGCTGAAATCCTGCTGGGAAAGCCACGGATGCGGGATAAATGTCGAGGCCAGAATATTGCGTTTGACGTAAATCGGCGAGCTGTGATGCACGGCAGCACGCAGGCTTTTCGCCAGACCGGTAAAGCTGACCGGCGGCTCATACCATCTGCCGTTACTGATGCACTCGACGTAATCCAGAATGTCACGGCGGTCGAGTACCGGCACCGGCTCACCAAAGGTGAATGCCTCCATTTTCGGGGCGCTGGCGGTCATTTTTTTTGCCGCAGGTTGCGGTGTTTTCCCTTTTTTCTTGCTCATCAGTAAAACTCCAGAATGGTGGATGTCAGCGGGGTGCTGATACCGGCGGTGAGTGGCTCATTTAACAGGGCGTGCATGGTCGCCCAGGCGAGGTCGGCGTGGCTGGCTTCCTCGCTGCGGCTGGCCTCATAGGTGGCGCTGCGTCCGCTGCTGGTCATGGTCTTGCGGATAGCCATAAACGAGCTGGTGATGTCGGTGGCGCTGACGTCATATTCCAGACAGCCACGGCGGATGACGTCTTTTGCCTTGAGCACCATTGCGGTTTTCATTTCCGGCGTGTAGCGGATGTCGCGCGCGGCGGGATAGAACGAGCGCACGAGCTGGAACACGCCGACACCGAGGCCGGTGGCATCAATACCGATGTATTCGACGTTGTATTTTTCGGTGAGTTTGCGGATGGATTCAGCCTGGGTGGCAAAGTCCATGCCTTTCCACTGGTGACGCTCAAGTATTCTGAATTTGCCACCGGCCACCACCGGCGGTGCCAGCACCACGCATCCGGCGCTGTCGCCACGGTGTGACGGGTCGTAACCAATCCATACCGGGCGGGAGCCGAACGGATTGGCGGCAAACGGCGCATAGTCTTCCCATTCTTCCAGCGTGTCGACCATGCAGCGTTGCAGCTCCTCGAACGGGAACACCGACGCCTTGTCGTCAACAAATTCACACATGAACAGGTTTTTAAAATCGTCGGCGCTGTTTTCACGTTTGAGCTGCTCAATGTCGAACAGCGTGCAGCCACCTTTCAGGGCGTCCTCAATGGTGACAATCTGCCGCCACTGGCCGTCCGCACAGAGAAGACCTCCGGCAAGGGCGTTATGACTGATGTCGATTTCCACGCGTTCGGCGGCGCTGGCGCGTCCCCGGTTGAACAGTTCACCCGACCAGAACGGGTAGGCGTCGTGCGCCAGCGTGGACGGGGTGGAGAAATAGGTCGAGCGCAGGTGACTCTGTGAGGCCATACCTGATGCCACCTTACGCAGTACCTGAAAATTCGGGATCCAGAAAATCTCATCGACGTACAGGTCGCCGTTATGGCTCTGTGCGGTGTTGGAGTTGGTGCCGAGAAAAATCAGTTTTGCGCTGTTATTGCCCAGGACAATCGGGTCACCGGTCAGGTCAACGTCAACCAGCCGGGCAAAGGCAATGATGTATTCGCGGAACACATACGCCTGCGTTTTACTGGCCGACAGAAAAATCTGGTTATGGCCGGTTTTCAGGGCGCGCAGCAGCGCCTCGCGGGAAAAATAAAACGTCGCGCCAATCTGGCGGGATTTCAGGATATCGCGGATGCGGTGCTCAAGCCCGGCGCGATACCAGTGCAACTGATAGTCGAAAGACTGCTCAAAGAAAATCTGCTCCAGCTTTTCGATGGCCTCGTCACTGAAAAAATTCTTTTTCGGTTTGCGACGCCCGCCTTTGTTGCGGTTAGCGACGTTCGGATTAAGGTCTGCCTCGTTGCCGGTCTGACTGTAGCGGTTTACCCGTGCCAGTCGTTCAATCTGGCGTCCGAGCAGGTCAATTTCCTTGAAGTCACCACCGGTTTTCTGCGGTTTGATGATGAGCTGGGTCAGTCGCGCTTCCAGACTCATTTCGACACGGCTGATGGGGGCAACGCTGTCCCAGCCGTCGCGCTGTTTCCAGCTCTGCACCGTCGGGCGTTTCATCTGCAACATGGCGGCAATCTGCGGCACGGAAAACCCCTGCCAGTACAGCAGCGCCGCCTGACGACGCGGGTCGTGTAAAAGAGTGGTGTCTGTGGTGATGGTCATGAATACCTCGCCGTGATGAATACACGGCAAGGCTACTGAGTCGCGCCCCGCGATTCGCTAAGGTGCTGTTGTGTCAGTGATAAGCCATCCGGGACTGATGGCGGAGGATGCGCATCGTCGGGAAACTGATGCCGACATGTGACTCCTCTAATCACTATTCAGGACTCCTGACAATGGCAAAAAAAGTCTCAAAATTCTTTCGTATCGGCGTTGAGGGTGACACCTGTGACGGGCGTGTCATCAGTGCGCAGGATATTCAGGAAATGGCCGAAACCTTTGACCCGCGTGTCTATGGTTGCCGTATTAACCTGGAACATCTGCGCGGCATCCTGCCTGACGGTATTTTTAAACGTTATGGTGATGTGGCCGAACTGAAGGCCGAAAAGATTGACGATGATTCGGCGCTGAAAGGCAAATGGGCGCTGTTTGCGAAAATCACCCCGACCGATGACCTTATCGCGATGAACAAGGCCGCGCAGAAGGTCTACACCTCAATGGAAATTCAGCCGAACTTTGCCAACACCGGCAAATGTTATCTGGTGGGGCTGGCCGTCACCGATGACCCGGCAAGCCTCGGCACGGAATACCTGGAATTCTGCCGCACGGCAAAACACAACCCCCTGAACCGCTTCAAATTAAGCCCTGAAAACCTGATTTCAGTGGCAACGCCTGTTGAGCTGGAATTTGAAGACCTACCTGAAACCGTGTTCACCGCCCTGACCGAAAAGGTGAAATCCATTTTTGGCCGCAAACAGGCGAGCGATGACGCCCGTCTGAATGACGTGCATGAAGCGGTGACCGCTGTCGCTGAACATGTGCAGGAAAAACTGAGCGCCACTGAGCAGCGCCTCGCTGAGATGGAAACCGCCTTTTCCGCACTTAAGCAGGAGGTGACAGACAGGGCGGATGAAACCAGCCAGGCATTCACCCGCCTGAAAAACAGTCTCGACCACACCGAAAGTCTGACCCAGCAGCGCCGCAGCAAGGCCACCGGCGGTGGCGGTGACGCCCTGATGACGAACTGCTGACCGGCGTCAGTCCAGGAAAACCTTCACGATTAACCCTTAATTTCAGGAATAACTATGCGCCAGGAAACCCGCTTTAAATTTAATGCCTACCTGTCCCGTGTTGCCGAACTGAACGGCATCGACGCCGGTGATGTGTCGAAAAAATTCACCGTTGAACCGTCGGTCACCCAGACCCTGATGAACACCATGCAGGAGTCCTCTGATTTTCTGACCCGCATCAATATTGTGCCGGTCAGCGAAATGAAAGGGGAAAAAATTGGTATTGGTGTCACCGGCTCCATCGCCAGCACCACCGACACCGCCGGTGGCACCGAGCGTCAGCCGAAGGACTTCTCGAAGCTGGCGTCAAACAAGTACGAATGCGACCAGATTAACTTCGATTTTTATATCCGCTACAAAACGCTTGACCTGTGGGCGCGTTATCAGGATTTCCAGCTCCGTGTCCGTAACGCCATTATCAAACGCCAGTCCCTTGATTTAATCATGGCCGGTTTTAACGGCGTGAGGCGTGCCGAAACCTCTGACCGCAGCAGTAATCCGATGCTACAGGATGTGGCGGTCGGCTGGCTGCAGAAATACCGCAATGAAGCACCGGCGCGCGTGATTAGCAAGGTCACTGACGAGGAAGGGCACACCACCTCTGAGGTTATCCGCGTGGGTAAGGGCGGTGATTATGCCAGCCTTGACGCACTGGTGATGGATGCGACCAACAACCTGATTGAGCCGTGGTATCAGGAAGACCCTGACCTTGTGGTGATTGTGGGACGTCAGCTACTGGCGGACAAGTATTTTCCCATCGTCAACAAGGAGCAGGACAACAGCGAAATGCTGGCCGCTGACGTCATCATCAGCCAGAAACGCATCGGTAACCTGCCGGCGGTACGCGTCCCGTACTTCCCGGCGGATGCGATGCTCATCACGAAGCTGGAAAACCTGTCCATCTACTACATGGATGACAGCCATCGCCGCGTGATTGAGGAAAACCCGAAACTCGACCGCGTGGAGAACTACGAGTCAATGAACATTGATTACGTGGTGGAGGACTACGCCGCCGGTTGTCTGGTGGAAAAAATCAAGGTCGGTGATTTCTCCACACCGGCTAAGGCGACCGCAGAGCCGGGAGCGTAACCGATGACGAGTCCCGCACAGCGCCACATGATGCGGGTCTCGGCAGCGATGACCGCGCAGCGGGAAGCCGCCCCGCTGCGACATGCAACTGTCTATGAGCAGATGCTGGTTAAGCTCGCCGCAGACCAGCGTACACTGAAAGCGATTTATTCAAAAGAGCTGAAGGCCGCGAAAAAACGCGAACTGCTGCCGTTCTGGTTGCCGTGGGTGAACGGCGTGCTGGAGCAGGGCAAAGGTGCACAGGATGACATTCTGATGACGGTCATGCTGTGGCGTCTGGATACCGGCGATATTGCCGGTGCGCTGGAGATTGCCCGTTATGCCCTGAAGTACGGTCTGACCATGCCGGGTAAACACCGCCGCACCCCGCCGTACATGTTCACCGAGGAGGTGGCGCTTGCGGCCATGCGTGCTCACGCTGCCGGTGAGTCTGTGGATACCCGCCTGCTGACGGACACCCTTGAACTGACCGCCACGGCTGACATGCCTGATGAAGTGCGCGCAAAGCTGCACAAAATCACCGGTCTGTTTCTGCGTGATGGTGGTGATGCCGCCGGTGCGCTGGCTCACCTGCAACGTGCGACACAGCTCGACTGTCAGGCAGGCGTCAAAAAAGAGATTGAACGACTGGAGCGGGAGCTGAAACCGAAGCCGGAGCCGCAGCCAAAAGCGGCCACCCGCGCCCCGCGTAAGACCCGGAGCGTGACACCGGCAAAACGTGGACGCCCGAAAAAGAAAGCCAGTTAACAACCGAATGCGCCCCGCGCCAGGGCGGCACGCCGGTCAGTGAGGGTGAATTACCTGACACTGCACCGGCGTCCACCGCCCGACTTTTCAGAGGTAGTCATGATGACGCTGATTATTCCGCGAAAGGAGGCTCCCGTGTCCGGTGAGGGTACGGTGGTCATCCCGCAACCGGCAGGCGACGAGCCGGTGATTAAAAACACGTTCTTTTTTCCCGATATCGACCCGAAGCGCGTCCGGGAACGTATGCGCCTTGAGCAGACCGTCGCCCCCGCCCGTCTGCGTGAGGCCATCAAGTCAGGCATGGCGGAGACGAATGCGGAGCTGTACGAGTACCGCGAACAGAAAATTGCCGCCGGTTTTACGCGTCTGGCGGACGTCCCGGCGGACGACATCGACGGTGAAAGCATCAAAGTTTTTTACTACGAGCGCGCCGTGTCTGCGATGGCGACCGCGTCGCTTTATGAGCGTTATCGCGGCGTGGATGCCAGTGCGAAAGGTGACAAGAAGGCTGACAGCATTGACAGCACCATTGATGAACTGTGGCGGGATATGCGCTGGGCGGTGGCGCGTATCCAGGACAAACCGCGCTGCATCGTGAGTCAAATCTGATGAAGACCTTTGCGCTACAGGGCGACACGCTCGACGCCATTTGTGTCCGGTATTACGGGCGCACTGAGGGCGTGGTTGAGACCGTGCTCGTCGCAAATCCGGGACTGGCTGAACTGGGTGCAGTGCTGCCACACGGCACCGCCGTCGAACTGCCCGACGTTCAGACCGCGCCCGTGGCTGAAACTGTCAATCTGTGGGAGTAACGCATGACAGCAGAAGAAAAAAGCGTCCTGTCGCTTTTCATGATTGGGGTGCTGATTGTTGTCGGCAAGGTGCTTGCCGGTGGTGAACCCATCACCCCGCGTCTGTTTATCGGGCGCATGTTGCTCGGTGGTTTTGTCTCGATGGTTGCCGGTGTTGTTCTGGTGCAGTTTCCTGACCTGTCACTGCCTGCGGTGTGCGGCATCGGCTCCATGCTGGGTATCGCCGGTTATCAGGTGATTGAGATTGCCATTCAGCGCCGTTTTAAGGGCAGGGGGAAACCGTAATGCCGGTAATTAACACGCATCAGAATATCGCCGCCTTTCTCGACATGCTGGCCGTGTCCGAAGGGACGGCGAATCATCCGCTGACGAAAAACCGTGGCTATGACGTGATAGTCACCGGACTGGACGGGAAGCCGGAAATCTTCACCGACTACAGTGACCACCCGTTCGCGCATGGCCGACCGGCGAAGGTGTTTAACCGTCGCGGTGAAAAATCCACGGCCTCCGGTCGCTATCAGCAGCTTTACCTGTTCTGGCCGCATTACCGCAAACAGCTTGCCCTGCCGGATTTCAGTCCGTTGTCACAGGACAGGCTCGCCATTCAGTTGATCCGCGAACGCGGTGCACTGGATGACATCCGGGCGGGACGCATTGAGCGCGCCATTTCACGCTGTCGCAATATCTGGGCGTCCCTGCCGGGTGCCGGTTACGGTCAGCGTGAGCATTCACTGGAAAAACTGGTCACCGTCTGGCGTACCGCTGGCGGCGTACCGGCTTAAACGGAGTCAACACCATGAAGAAATTATCCCTTTCACTGATGCTGAACGTGTCGCTGGCGCTGATGCTGGCACTGTCCCTGATTTACCCGCAGAGCGTGGCCGTCAGTTTTGTCGCCGCCTGGGCGATTCTGGCGACGGTTATCTGTGTGGTTGCCGGCGGTGTCGGCGTGTATGCCACAGAGTATGTACTGGAACGCTACGGGCGAGAGCTGCCGCCGGAATCGCTGGCCGTGAAGATTGTCACGTCGCTGTTTTTGCAGCCGGTGCCGTGGCGCAGACGGGCGGTGGCTCTGGTAGTGATGGTGGCGACGTTTATCTCGCTGGTCGCTGCCGGGTGGATTTTTACCGCGCTGATTTATCTCGTGGTATCGCTGTTCTTCCGGCTGATACGTACGGCCTGCCGTCAGCGTTTTGAGGGGCGGGAACCATGTCAAAGCTGATGACTGTGCTGGTCGTGTTGTTATCGCTGGCGGTGGCCGGTCTGTTTCTGGTGAAACATAAAAATGCCAGCCTGCGCGCCTCGCTGGACAGGGCGAACAACGTCGCCAGTGAACAGCAGACGACCATCACCATGCTGAAAAATCAGCTTCATGTTGCCCTCACCAGGGCAGACAAAAACGAGATGGCGCAGGTGGCACTGCGTCAGGAACTGGAGAACGCCGCGAAGCGTGAAGCACAGCGCGAGAAAACCATCACGAGGTTACTTAATGAAAACGAAGATTTTCGCCGCTGGTACGGTGCTGACCTGCCTGATGCTGTGCGCCGGTTGCACCAGCGCCCCGCCTGCACCGACGCCAGTGATTGTCCACAACGCCTGCCCGAAAGTGAGCCTTTGCCCGATGCCGGGCAGTGACCCGCAGAAGAACGGCGATTTAAGTGCCGATATCCGGCAGCTTGAGAACGCGCTGGCACGCTGTGCCAGCCAGGTAAAAATGATTAAACACTGTCAGGACGAAAACGATGCTCAAACCCGACAGCCTGCGCAGGGCGCTGACTGATGCCGTCACGGTACTGAAAACTAACCCCGATATGCTGCGGATATTCGTGGATAACGGGAGTATTGCCTCCACACTGGCGACGTCGCTGTCATTCGAAAAGCGTTACACGCTCAATGTCATTGTGACCGACTTTACCGGTGATTTTGACCTGCTCATCGTGCCGGTGCAGGCGTGGCTGCGGGAAAATCAGCCCGACATCATGACCACTGACGAAGGCCAGAAAAAGGGCTTCACGTTTTATGCAGACATCAACAATGACAGCAGCTTTGATATCAGCATCAGCCTGATGCTGACCGAGCGCACGCTGGTCAGTGAGGTGGACGGCGCGCTGCATGTGAAGAATATCCCGGAACCCACGCCGCCGGAGCCGGTCACCCGCCCGATGGAGCTTTATATCAATGGCGAACTGGTGAGCAAGTGGGATGAATGAGTTCAAGCGTTTTGAAGACCGGCTGACCGGACTGATTGAGTCGCTGTCACCGTCAGGGCGTCGGCGACTGAGTGCCGAACTGGCGAAACGTCTGCGGCAGAGTCAGCAGCGTCGGGTGATGGCTCAGAAAGCCCCGGACGGCACACCCTACGCGCCACGCCAGCAGCAGAGCGTCAGAAAAAAGACCGGTCGCGTTAAGCGAAAAATGTTTGCGAAACTTATTACCAGTCGTTTTTTGCATATCCGTGCCAGCCCGGAGCAGGCATCAATGGAATTTTACGGCGGGAAGTCGCCGAAAATCGCCAGTGTGCATCAGTTTGGTCTGTCGGAAGAAAACCGGAAAGACGGTAAGAAAATTGATTATCCGGCGCGTCCTTTGCTCGGCTTTACCGGTAAGGATGTGCAGATGATTGAAGAGATTATCCTGGCTCACCTCGATCGTTAGTTGTGCAATTTTTTTACGCTTTATTGCTGAGTTGTTGATTGTTGTATAACACTCTTTGTATTTTCGTCGGATAAGTTTTAATTGCCACTTGAAAATATACAGTCGATTGGGGCATAAGGATTCATCAATGGTGATCGTTTGAATGTTTAAGGCCGCGATAAAATGTCGCGGCCAGTTTTTTCCGTTTGCGAACTGACCAGGTTGTTATCTGGTTAAATAAGTGAGCTCACTCTCTTTAGGTATTAGCTGAGTGTCTCCTCCCCATTCGTTCATGATGTTTTTTCTCGCATTCCAGTATTCTTGGTAGGTATCTTGATGAACAGTGTAGATACTTGCTAAAAGCCAGTGTTGATACTTAAGAGTCGTGTATTGGTATTCTTCTATTATCGGTAAAATGAATAAGTTTTTTTGCTTTAGTGAGATTAAATATTCTTTTGTTTGTTTGGTGGTTCTGTCATTGTTTAAGATTCTTTCAATCTTAAATGAAAAGCCGTGCATGTTTATATTTCTTTGGAGGTGCATGAATGATGATATTGATGGGGCGATCATGTTTTGATGCGTCAGGATGTTTCTTAAGTCCTCCATTAATTTTATTGCTGGATTATTTCGGAATTCATGATTGATGAATGCCTCTGATTTGATTTTAATGTCGGCAATATTTAATGCTTTTGTTTTAAGTAGGTTGCGCGTTGAATCTCTAAATGATAATGCTGAAGATATATAATTGAAAAGGTGTCTTGATATGTTTAAATGTTCTTTTTTAAATTTGTCTCTGTTAAATGAATGACGGGAAACAATGTCAGGGGAGTTGAATTTGCTTAATTCATGTTGGGCAACTTCGTAATTGGCAATATGCATATGTCCAAGTAAATTGGTGTCGGAGATTTTTAAATACTCTTGGTGGGCGATGGTGTCTTTTTGATTTTCCCAGATTTGATATTTATCCATACTTCAGTTCCTTCTTGATTGTGCCAAAAATGATACAACGGGTTGTAATGGTTTATCGAGTATATATCTCTCATTATTGCCGTATGAGCACATTATCAAATATTCAGGAACTCGCGCGCGCACTGCGCAACATGATACGCACCGGCATTGTCGTCGAAACCGACCTTAACGCCGGTCGCTGCCGTGTGCAGACCGGCGGCATGTGCACCGACTGGCTTCAGTGGCTGACCCATCGCGCCGGGCGTTCGCGCACATGGTGGGCACCTTCCGTGGGGGAACAGGTGCTGATTCTGGCCGTGGGCGGTGAACTCGACACGGCGTTCGTTCTGCCGGGGATTTATTCCGGCGATAACCCCGCGCCGTCTGCGTCGGCGGATGCCCTGCATATCCGTTTCCCTGACGGGGCGGTGATTGAATATGAACCCGAAACCAGTGCACTTACGGTAAGCGGAATTAAAACGGCCAGCGTGACGGCCTCTGATTCTGTTACTGCCACGGTGCCGGTGGTCATGGTGAAAGCATCAACCCGCGTCACCCTGGACACACCGGAGGTGGTCTGCACCAACAGGCTGATTACCGGCACGCTGGAAGTGCAGAAGGGCGGGACGATGCGCGGCAACATTGAACATACCGGCGGTGAACTCTCATCAAACGGTAAGGTACTGCATACCCATAAACACCCCGGCGACAGCGGCGGCACAACCGGGAGTCCTTTATGACAGCGCGTTATCTCGGAATGAATCGCAGTGATGGCCTGACTGTCACTGACCTTGAGCATATCAGCCAGAGTATCGGCGATATCCTGCGTACACCGGTCGGCTCACGGGTGATGCGTCGTGATTACGGCTCGTTGCTGGCATCAATGATTGACCAGCCGCAGACCCCGGCGCTTGAGTTGCAGATTAAGGTCGCCTGTTACATGGCTGTGCTGAAATGGGAACCCCGCGTCACCCTGTCATCCGTCACCACTGAGCGCGGTTTTGACGGGCGAATGACGGTCACGTTAACCGGCCAGCACAACGACACCGGCCAGCCACTTTCGTTAACCATCCCTGTGAGTTGAAACCATGCCGATTATCGACCTGAACCAGCTACCCGCACCGGATGTGGTCGAGGAGCTGGACTTTGAAACCATTCTTGCCGAACGCAAGGCGACACTAATTTCCCTTTACCCGGAAGACCAGCAGGAGGCGGTCGCCCGTACCCTGACGCTGGAATCCGAACCTCTCGTCAAACTGCTGGAGGAAAATGCTTATCGTGAGCTTATCTGGCGTCAGCGTGTGAATGAGGCCGCACGGGCGGTGATGCTGGCCTGTGCTGCCGGTAATGACCTTGATGTGATTGGTGCCAATTACAACACCACACGCCTGACTATCACCCCGGCAGATGATTCGACCATCCCGCCGACACCGGCAGTGATGGAGTCTGACACCGATTATCGTCTGCGTATTCAGCAGGCGTTTGAAGGTTTAAGCGTTGCCGGGTCGGTGGGTGCCTATCAGTATCATGGTCGCAGTGCCGACGGGCGTGTCGCGGATATCTCTGTCACCAGTCCGTCTCCGGCCTGTGTCACCATCTCTGTGCTGTCACGTGAAAATAACGGTGTGGCATCTGAAGACCTGCTGGCTGTGGTGCGCAACGCCCTGAATGGCGAGGACGTCAGACCGGTGGCCGACCGTGTGACCGTGCAGTCTGCCGCCATCGTTGAATACCAGATAAATGCCACGCTTTACCTTTACCCTGGCCCCGAAAGCGAACCCATTCGCGCTGCCGCCGTGAAAAAACTGGAAGCGTATATCACGGCACAGCACCGGCTGGGGCGCGACATCCGACTATCTGCCATTTATGCCGCTTTGCATGTGGAAGGCGTGCAGCGTGTCGAACTGGCTGCACCGCTGGCCGACATCGTGCTCAACAGTACGCAGGCGTCTTTCTGTACCGAATACCGCGTCGTGACCGGAGGCTCGGATGAGTGATTCGCGCCTGCTGCCGACCGGCTCATCACCGCTTGAAGTCGCCGCTGCAAAAGCCTGTGCGGAAATTGAAAAAACGCCGGTCAGTATTCGTGAGCTGTGGAACCCGGACACCTGCCCGGCAAATCTGCTGCCGTGGCTGGCGTGGGCGTTTTCGGTCGACAGGTGGGATGAAAAGTGGCCGGAAGCGACAAAACGCGCCGTTATCCGCGATGCCTATTTCATCCACTGCCATAAAGGCACTATCGGCGCAATCCGGCGTGTGGTGGAGCCGCTCGGCTATCTCATCAACGTGACGGAGTGGTGGGAAAACAGTGACCCGCCCGGCACCTTCCGGCTTGATATTGGTGTACTGGAAAGCGGTATCACAGAGGCAATGTATCAGGAAATGGAACGGCTGATTGCTGATGCCAAACCTGCAAGCCGCCACCTTATTGGCCTGAACATTACCCGGGACATTCCCGGCTACCTGTTCGTCGGTGGTGTGGCTTATGACGGCGATGTAATTACGGTTTACCCCGGATAAGTGAGGAATAATGAGCACAAAATTCAAAACCGTTATCACCACTGCCGGTGCAGCAAAGCTGGCAGCGGCAACCGCACCGGGAGGGCGGAAGGTCAACATTACCACGATGGCCGTCGGGGATGGCGGTGGTAAATTGCCTGTCCCGGATGCCGGACAGACCGGGCTTATCCACGAAGTCTGGCGACATGCGCTGAACAAAATCAGCCAGGACAAACGAAACAGTAATTATATTATCGCAGAGCTGGTTATTCCGCCGGAGGTGGGCGGTTTCTGGATGCGAGAGCTTGGCCTGTACGATGATGCGGGAACGTTAATTGCCGTGGCGAACATGGCCGAAAGTTATAAACCTACCCTTGCCGAAGGCTCAGGGCGTTCGCAGACCTGCCGCATGGTCATCATCGTCAGCAGTGTGGCCTCAGTGGAGCTGACCATTGACACCACAACGGTGATGGCGACGCAGGATTACGTTGATGACAAAATTGCAGAGCATGAACAGTCACGACGTCACCCGGACGCCTCGCTGACCGCAAAAGGTTTTACTCAGTTAAGCAATGCGACCAACAGCACGTCTGAAACACTGGCCGCAACGCCGAAAGCGGTTAAGGCCGCATATGACCTTGCTAACGGGAAATATACCGCACAGGACGCTACCACAGCGCGAAAAGGTCTTGTCCAGCTAAGTAGTGCGACCAACAGCATGTCTGAAACGCTCGCCGCAACACCAAAAGCCGTTAAGACGGTAATGGATGAAACGAACAAGAAAGCGCCATTAAACAGCCCTGCACTGACCGGAACGCCAACGACGCCAACTGCGCGACAGGGAACGAATAATACTCAGATCGCAAACACGGCTTTCGTTATGGCCGCGATTGCCGCCCTTGTAGACTCGTCGCCTGACGCACTGAATACGCTGAACGAGCTGGCGGCGGCGCTGGGCAATGACCCGAATTTTGCTACCACCATGACTAATGCGCTTGCGGGTAAGCAACCGAAAGATGCCACTTTGACGGCGCTGGCGGGGCTTGCTACTGCGGCAGACAGGTTTCCGTATTTTACGGGGAATGATGTTGCCAGCCTGGCGACCCTGACAAAAGTCGGGCGGGATATTCTGGCTAAATCGACCGTTGCCGCCGTTATCGAATATCTCGGTTTACAGGAAACGGTAAACCGAGCCGGGAACGCCGTGCAAAAAAATGGCGATACCTTGTCCGGTGGACTTACTTTTGAAAACGACTCAATCCTTGCCTGGATTCGAAATACTGACTGGGCGAAGATTGGATTTAAAAATGATGCCGATGGTGACACTGATTCATACATGTGGTTTGAAACAGGCGACAACGGCAATGAATATTTCAAATGGAGAAGCCGTCAGGGCACCACAACAAAAGACCTGATGAATCTTAAATGGGATGCTTTGTCTGTCCTTGTTAAAGCCCTTTTCAGCAGTGAAGTAAAAATATCGACAGTCAATGCACTGAGAATCTTTAATTCATCCTTTGGTGCTATTTTTCGCCGTTCTGAAGAATGCCTGCATATTATCCCCACACGAGAGAATGAGGGGGAAAATGGTGATATCGGGCCACTACGCCCCTTTTCGTTGAATCTCAGAACTGGTCGCATAACTATGGGGCACGCTCTGGATGTTACAGGAGATATAACAACTAACGCATGGGTGTACGCAAACCGCCTTGCAATTAACAGCAGCACAGGCATGTGGATTCATATGCGTGACCAGAATGTTATTTTTGGACGTAATGCGGTATCCACTGATGGTGCTCAGGCTTTGCTCCGTCAGGACCATGCCGACCGCAAATTTATGATTGGCGGTCTGGGAAATAAGCAATTTGGCATCTACATGATTAATAACTCAAGGACAGCCAATGGCACCGATGGTCAGGCATACATGGATAATAACGGTAACTGGCTTTGTGGTTCGCAAGTTATTCCCGGCAACTATGGCAATTTTGATTCCAGATATGTGAAAGATGTTCGACTTGGTTCACAGCAATATTATGGAGTGAACAACTGGCAAACATGGAATTTCCAGTGCCCATCAGGTCATGTATTGTCTGGTATTAATGTTCAGGATACAGGTTCCAACTCTGCCGATAATATAGCGGGTGTTTATTACAGACCCGTCCAAAAGTATATAAATGGCACCTGGTATAATGTAGCGAGCGTTTAATATGATGCACTTAAAGAACATAAAAGCGGGTAACGCTAAAACACTGGAACAGTATGAGTTAACAAAGAAACACGGAGTTATCTGGCTTTACTCTGAGGACGGAAAAAACTGGTATGAGGAAGTAAGTAATTTTCAGGAAGACACGATAAAGATTGTTTACGACGAGAATAATATAATTGTCGGCATCACCAGAGATGCTTCAACGCTTAACCCTGAAGGTTTCAGCGTTGTCGAGGTTCCTGATATTACCTCCAACCGACGTGCTGATGACTCAGGTAAATGGATGTTTAAGGATGGTGCCGTGATTAAGCGGATTTATACGGCAGACGAACAGCAACAACAGGCCGAATCACAAAAGGCCGCGTTACTTTCCGAAGCTGAATCAGTTATCCAGCCGCTGGAACGCGCCGTCAGGCTGAATATGGCGACGGATGAGGAGCGCGCACGACTGGAGTCATGGGAACGCTACAGCGTTCTGGTCAGCCGTGTGGATCCTGCAAATCCTGAATGGCCGGAAATGCCGCAATAAGTTGCATGAGCTCTGGTGTGAGCTTACATATCTATGGCACAGAGTAAAGCCTAATCTGACAGTCCGCTCTGTGCCAAAAGCAGACATTGATAACATTGAGATATGTTAATTTATAGGGAGCAGCTCAAGGCCATTGGAGCTTCCAGTTTTTGCCCCTGAAACCGTTCCCGATGAGTACTTCCACCTGAAGACTGCGCAGTCTTAGTTTTCGTTTCCTTTAGTTTATCCCTTTATGATACCGATAAAAACTTTTTTGTAATTTCTGCTGCCGTTTTCTCCATGCTGGGATATACAGTGCTTTCGGATATATTAAGCTGTGCCAGCTCTTCCAGAATTTTATTTTTGTTCGCTATCTCCACTCTGTTAAGAGGAAACTCAGCATCTGTTTCCGGTAAAATGGGATCAAGTCCGAACAGAAGAAAAGCTCCTGCCTGAGATTGTATGCGTTCATTATTTATTTTTGCCTTAAGGAAAACAACTTTCTTTAAGTCATCAGGGATTATTCTGTTTCTGAAATATGATTTTTCATTCTGTATAAGGTCTGCAAGTTTATCAGTGAGTTCAGGTAACTCCATACTACCTTTTCTGGCATCAATGGAAGACAATTTTTCCAACTCTTCGTAAGATAAAAGTGATAAGTTTGCTATACAGCTCACTGTGTCTGAGTCGAAATATTTAATTTTCTTTCTGTTTGTTGAAAACGCAATCACCTGTCCGTTTTCATCGGGGTTCGAACAGCAAGCAAAATATAATGCTATCAGTGGGTTAGATGTAATGTCTAAGAGTCTTGTAGGCAAGCCATAATGCTGCATGCGGACAAGTTTATCAATCGTAAATTTATCCTCCTTAAATTCATTTGGTCTTGCGCTGAGTATTTCACGTACTAAATCAGATTCTGAAGCAAGATGCCTGTACGTCCCGTTTTGATTTTTTCTGTAAAGAGAGGGGACAAGCTCATATGAGCTTTTAGAGTGTCCACGATAGAAGGTAATGAGACCATCACGAAAGTTTTTCTTAATGAAATTAAGATAATCTATAATATTCTCGACTACTGGGTATGTTTGTTTTTTTAATTTGATTGTACCTTTCAGATGGCTATTTTTTTTGTTTAAACCAAGTAATTCCAGAACAATATTCAAATCCTTATTTTTTACTGCCCAATGTGTACGACTTAACCCGAAAGATCCTAGTCCTAGGGTTTCTTTATATAATGTCGTTTGGGGATTCGTTATTTCTCCAAAATCATGATTAATCTTGAAAGAAAATAAAATATCGCCACCATCTTTACGTAAATTTCTTATTTCCCCAAGCCTGATCCTGATGTACTTGTTTGTATCATATTCATCATCTTTTGTATAAATTTCGGTCATGAACAACACCGGTAGCTTGGCGAGTACTCTTAAGGTATCGGGTCTTATTGGTGTTAATTTTCTGTAAATATTGCTTGGGGTGCCTTCCAGCATGCGGGACATCGAGAAGCTTTCCTTGCCTTCTTTAAGCTCAGGGTCCATACACGGCCAGCGGTCAAAAACGTCCGGTTCTCCGGCCATGATTAAGCTAAACATCGCAATCTCCTAAATTTACTTACTAAAGTCAGTGTATTTTTATCATGTTGCTTCATTGTGTATGAAAGTAACATTGGTTGTCCATGCTCGTATGTCTCTCATAATTCACAAATTTGCGAATATTTTTTATAAAAATTCAAAACTGATAGGGTGACACAATCAAAATTCACAAAGTGAACCTGCTTCTAATGTGGTTACGGTACGATCATGTGGGCAATTTCCATTGCTGAAAACTCCGGGATCAACCATGATGTATGAGCTGTAGTATGAAGTCTCTTGCTATCCGGTTAAGTAAATGTCTGCTTCTCACTCAAAGCAGACTGTCAGATTTGATAACTTTTGGGCTATGTAAATTGTCAGTCGGAAAATGAGTGAGTTCAAATCAGGACAGGCGGGCGAATTGCCCGCCTTTTCTTTAATCTGTTGTTTCATCCACTGACCAGTCAGGTCAAATAGCGTCTCATGCACTGCCCAACAGAAAATAGTTGCACCCATTAACCACGGAGTTAAACGGATGAGTGACTATCATCACGGCGTGCAGGTGCTGGAGATTAACGACGGCACCCGCGTCATTTCCACTGTATCCACTGCCATTGTCGGCATGGTCTGCACGGCCAGCGATGCGGATGCGGAAACCTTCCCCCTCAATAAACCGGTGCTGATTACCAATGTGCAGAGCGCAATTGCAAAGGCCGGTAAAAAAGGCACGCTGGCGGCATCGTTGCAGGCCATCGCTGACCAGTCAAAACCGGTCACCGTTGTCGTGCGTGTTGAAGACGGCACCGGCGACGACGAAGAAACGAAACTCGCGCAGACCGTTTCCAATATCATCGGCACCACTGACGAAAACGGTCAGTATACCGGACTGAAAGCCCTGCTGGCGGCAGAGTCGGTAACCGGTGTTAAACCGCGTATTCTCGGCGTGCCGGGACTGGACACCAAAGAGGTGGCTGTTGCACTGGCATCAGTCTGTCAGAAGCTGCGCGCTTTCGGGTATATCAGCGCATGGGGCTGTAAAACCATTTCCGAGGTGAAAGCCTACCGCCAGAATTTCAGCCAGCGTGAGCTGATGGTCATCTGGCCGGATTTCCTCGCATGGGATACGGTCAGCAGCACTACCGCCACCGCGTATGCCACCGCCCGTGCGCTGGGGCTGCGTGCTAAAATCGACCAGGAGCAGGGCTGGCATAAAACGCTGTCCAACGTCGGGGTAAACGGTGTTACCGGCATCAGCGCATCTGTATTCTGGGATTTGCAGGAGTCCGGCACCGATGCTGACCTGCTGAACGAGGCAGGCGTCACAACGCTGATTCGCCGCGACGGTTTCCGCTTCTGGGGTAACCGTACCTGCTCTGATGACCCGCTGTTCCTCTTTGAAAACTACACCCGCACCGCGCAGGTGATGGCCGACACGATGGCTGAGGCGCACATGTGGGCGGTGGACAAGCCCATCACCGCAACGCTGATTCGCGACATCGTTGACGGCATCAATGCCAAATTCCGTGAGCTGAAAACAAACGGCTATATCGTGGATGCGACCTGCTGGTTCAGCGAAGAATCCAACGATGCGGAAACCCTCAAGGCCGGAAAACTGTATATCGACTACGACTATACACCGGTGCCTCCTCTTGAAAACCTGACCCTGCGCCAGCGTATTACCGATAAATACCTGGCAAATCTGGTCACCTCGGTTAACAGCAATTAAGGAGCCTGACCGATGGCAATGCCGCGCAAACTCAAGTTAATGAACGTCTTTCTGAACGGCTACAGCTATCAGGGCGTCGCGAAGTCCGTCACGCTACCAAAACTGACCCGTAAGCTCGAAAACTATCGCGGTGCGGGGATGAACGGCAGCGCACCGGTAGACCTCGGCCTTGATGACGATGCGCTGTCAATGGAGTGGTCGCTCGGTGGCTTCCCGGATTCGGTTATCTGGGAGCTTTACGCCGCAACCGGTGTGGATGCCGTACCGATTCGTTTTGCAGGCTCTTACCAGCGCGACGATACCGGCGAAACGGTGGCCGTCGAGGTGGTCATGCGTGGACGTCAGAAAGAAATCGACACCGGCGAGGGCAAACAGGGAGAAGACACCGAGTCGAAAATCTCCGTGGTCTGCACCTATTTCCGGCTGACGATGGACGGTAAGGAGCTGGTCGAAATCGACACCATCAACATGATTGAGAAGGTGAACGGCGTCGACCGGCTGGAGCAACACCGCCGCAATATCGGCCTGTGATTTTCATCCGGTCAGCCTGGCTGACCGGTTAACCCCGATTCAGAAGTGAGAAAACCATGAACAAAGAAAATGTCATTACCCTGGACAATCCGGTCAAACGTGGTGAGCAGGTTATCGAACAGGTCACGCTGATGAAACCCAATGCCGGGACGCTGCGCGGTGTCAGTCTGGCAGCGGTCGCGAACTCCGAAGTCGATGCACTGATTAAGGTGCTGCCGCGCATGACGGCACCGATGCTGACCGAGCAGGAAGTCGCTGCGCTGGAACTGCCTGACCTTGTGGCGCTGGCCGGTAAGGTGGTCGGTTTTTTGTCGCCGAACTCGGTGCAGTGACGTTTCCGAAAAATCTCTCGGTCGATGACCTGATGGCGGATGTGGCAGTGATATTTCACTGGCCGCCATCAGAACTGTATCCCATGAGCCTGACCGAACTCATCACATGGCGCGAAAAGGCGCTCCGGCGAAGCGGAAACACGAATGAGTAACAATGTAAAATTACAGGTATTGCTCAGGGCTGTTGACCAGGCATCCCGCCCGTTTAAATCCATCCGCACAGCGAGTAAGTCGCTGTCGGGGGATATCCGGGAAACACAAAAATCACTGCGCGAGCTGAACGGTCACGCATCCCGTATTGAGGGATTTCGCAAGACCAGCGCACAGCTTGCCGTGACTGGTCATGCACTTGAAAAGGCACGGCAGGAAGCCGAAGCCCTTGCCACACAGTTCAAAAACACCGAACGTCCGACCCGTGCTCAGGCGAAAGTGCTGGAATCCGCAAAGCGTGCGGCGGAGGACTTACAGGCGAAATGTAACCACCTGACGGATTCCGTTAAACGCCAGCAACGGGAACTGGCCGCTGTGGGAATTAATACCCGCAATCTTGCACATGATGAGCAGGGACTGAAAAACCGTATCAGTGAAACCACCGCACAGCTTAACCGTCAGCGCGACGCGCTGGCGCGTGTCAGTGCGCAACAGGCAAAACTTAACGCAGTCAAACAGCGTTATCAGGCAGGCAAGGAACTGGCCGGAAATATGGCCTCGGTGGGCGCTGCCGGTGTGGGGATTGCGGCGGCGGGAACGATGGCCGGAGTTAAGCTGCTGATGCCCGGTTATGAGTTTGCGCAGAAAAACTCAGAATTGCAGGCCGTGCTCGGAGTGGCAAAAGACTCCGCCGAAATGGCTGCACTACGCAAACAGGCGCGCCAGCTCGGCGACAATACCGCCGCCTCGGCAGATGATGCAGCCGGTGCGCAGATTATTATTGCGAAAGCCGGTGGGGATGTTGATGCCATTCAGGCGGCAACGCCGGTCACGCTGAATATGGCGCTGGCGAACCGTCGCACGATGGAAGAAAACGCTGCCCTGCTGATGGGGATGAAATCCGCCTTTCAGCTTTCAAACGATAAGGTCGCTCATATCGGGGATGTTCTCTCCATGACGATGAACAAAACCGCCGCCGATTTTGACGGTATGAGCGATGCGCTGACCTATGCTGCACCTGTGGCAAAAAATGCCGGTGTCAGCATTGAAGAAACCGCCGCAATGGTCGGAGCGCTGCATGATGCAAAAATCACAGGCTCAATGGCGGGGACGGGAAGCCGTGCCGTGTTAAGTCGCCTGCAGGCACCGACGGGAAAAGCATGGGATGCACTCAAAGAGCTTGGCGTGAAAACCTCAGACAGTAAGGGAAACACCCGACCAGTATTTACCATTCTGAAAGAAATGCAGGCCAGTTTTGAGAAAAACCGGCTCGGTACTGCCCAGCAGGCTGAATACATGAAAACCATTTTCGGGGAGGAAGCCAGCTCAGCCGCCGCCGTGCTGATGACTGCCGCCTCAACCGGAAAGCTGGACAAACTGACCGCTGCGTTTAAAGCCTCAGACGGGAAGACCGCCGAGCTGGTAAATATCATGCAGGA